GGTAACTTCTCCGTATTGTATTGGCATACTATTACATACTATTATGTCAATAAACTAGTTAAACTTATCTTCTGCAAACGCTCAAATGTTGGATGAATCAAACCAATGTCGTGATAATACTATGTACATTTTAGAGTAAATAATAGGTGGTAAATGAACAAATCAGGTAGACGCAGATAACTTTTCTTCTAATTTAGCAATCTTGTCTTGAAGAAGTTTGATGTAATTTTGTTGATGGTTGAGGTGTTGTAGAATTTCTTTACCCACCAACCGTTTATTCCCGTATTGAATTGCAAATTCATTTTCCTTTTTCTTATCTTCCATGCATTTAAGTACATCTGGTTTCATAGAAGGTTCTCCAGGTGCATACGTAAGAAGGTCCTCGTGCATTTTCACTTTGAAAAAATGACGTAACTCGGAATCTTTAATAAAATCTTTTATTTTCATTGTTGTGTAATGAAGTTTTGTGTTTTGTCCATTTAATAATGTTCGTTTATCAAACGTATTTTGATTATGCGCGCATACTAAAATAACTTTTTTGGGGTCTAATTGTACCATCGGTATGGTATAATTTTTCAAAAAATGTTTTTCTTCTGCCACTGGTTGCTCGTCATCATAACCAGTCGTCAGTAATAATTCTTTTTTAAAAGCAAATGTACCAGCTGTTGCATGGTTTGGACCATAAGGACCAAACTGTACAATTTTATCTATTTCTTTAAAATAGGTGTATAAAGTGGTTGACCCTGCACACAATATAGTGGGGTTGCGTTGCAACATTTCTACTGCATGAGAAACACGTTCAGGTGGATAATAATCATCATCGTCCATGTAAATAATAATAGAGCCTGTTGTGAATTGATGCATTAAATTTCGTTTTTTACCTAATGTTAATTTACCTTCTATTTTATAATATTTAATTTCAGGCAGGTTGGCTGCTGTAATTAAATCTTCAATTTTATCTGTACCATCATCTAAGATAATCCATTCCATCGGACCTTTATAATCTTGGTGTTTGAAACATTGAATCATGCTAGGTATAAAAGGACGACGATTAAAGGTAGGAGTACAAATGGAAACTAACATAAAATATGTACAAAATACTATTTAAGTAACTATTGAGTTTTTTCCTGTTTTATTAAATCGAGTGGGTTAGGAAATGTAGTAATGTCTCCTTTATAATAATGGTAGATATTTTTTAAGAAATCGATTATGCCTAATAACATAAGAATGATAATGACAATACCTGCATGCGTTCCCCATGCTACCTTTTGGTCTAAATTTTTATTAGCAATGCTGATTGAAAAATAGAGGAACAAGATAGACAAACTTAAATAATGTCTGCCCACTTGTTCTAGTAATTTAGTACCAAAATCTTTCCAAGATAGTCCCCCCAAAAATACAATGGCAAGAGGCATTAATTTAACAAATCCAATCATATATACCCATACAGCACCACTATACATGGCGGATACACCTGGTACTAACATAAAAGACATGAAAAAACCTGACATTACATTGAATGCATAACTAATTACACTTTGAGGAAATTGACTAATATCCATCGCGGATTTGATAGCATTGTAATCTAATATATTAAAAATACATGCAAAAGCATAGACATATGCCTTTTGAAGTCGTGTTTGATAAAAACAGGATATAAAATTTATAACCACAAAAGAAACGATGGGTATAATTGGCATCAATACAATATAAAATAACATAGTTGGCAAAATGTAAAAAGCAAATAAATCTACAAAATAATTGTCTACATTTAATGATTCAATCATATATTTTAAAGCACCGCGGTAGGACGAATATAAATAACTACCCATCCCTCCAAAAAAAAACAAATATCCATCCAACGTTTCAACCCCTGATTTCAGATTATAAGGAAAATCAGAATCATACGAAAATAAATAAGTAAGCATACCCATTTGTTCTTTGTCGGATGACTTTACTGCATAGGGTTTTGCATATGGCTCGTCATTCGTAGGCAACTTGGTAGGTAGCATGACATCTAATTTGTCTGGTGTTTTTTTGAATTGAATAAGAATAATCATGCATGCTCCATAAAAAGCTATCCAAGCGACATATAATAGATTGGCTATTTCTTCTTTCCAAAACTGTGGAAAATTACCTAATTGTTTTATTGAAAACCCCATATATATTGATTATTTAAAAAAATGTAAAGAAATAAACATTTCTATACTATGCGAAAAGAAGAAAGATTTTTATCCTTAGCAAGTGCCGTTGCCCACAACTCTGACATGCACCATAAACATGGAGCTCTTTTAGTTTATCACGGGAAACCCATTAGCGTTGGCTATAACAGCACACGAAATTATTCTAAAGATAGTATGATTGACCAATGTTATACGTGTCATTCTGAAATAGATGCTGTTCGCAACGCAACCAAAGTAGTTCACCGCTCCTAAATTTAACCGTATGACCTTGTACATTGTACGATTAAACCAAACCCATCGTAAATGGGTTGATTCTAGACCATGCAACGATTGTTACCAAAAGTTGTGTAAATTAAATATAAAACGAATTGTTTATTCAACGATGGATGGGTTTGAATCTGTAAAATTAAAAGAATACAATCCTACTTCCATATCGAACGGCAATCAATATTATAATACTTTAAATATTTAAATACATTATGTGTAGATTATTATGTGTGGTATCATAGCTGTTCTTAATCCCATTGTCACGCCATCTATCGTTAATGATAATTTTAACAAGGGCCAACATCGTGGTCCAGACCATTCTACTTTTGAAATTATCAATAATTCAATATGGATGGGATTTCATCGGCTGGCAATTAACGGATTAACTCCTATGTCAAACCAACCTTTTTGTATGAATGGTATTTATTTAGTATGTAACGGAGAAATCTACAATTACAAAGAATTGTATGCAAAATACAACATTCAACCATCCACTGAATCCGACTGCGAAGTTATACTTCATTTGTACCAACAGTTTGGAATTCACGAAACGATGAAACTAATCAACGCTTCTGAATGTGCATTTGTACTTTACGATTCGCATACCGATTGTACGTATGCCGTACGCGACACCTATGGAGTTAGACCATTATATCATGCTATACTTGGCACGATGCATATTTTTGCATCGGAATTAAAAATGATAAATGATTTGAACATAACAACCGTATCGCATCATATACCAGGAACGATTACGATGTTTCATCGTGGAGAGTTGAAAGATATATACTATTACACTAGTTTATCTTCCTTTTACAGTATGGTTGACCACCTAGAAGATGTGTACAAGGAAATTCATGATAGATTGTACAACTGTATCCAACGACGTGTGATGACGACTGACCGACCTATTGCATGTTTATTGTCAGGAGGGTTAGACAGCAGCATTGTTACTGCCGTAGTGAAACATGTTCGTGATAACATGGGTGTTACAGAACCGTTGGAAACCTACAGTATTGGACTGGAAGGTGCAGAAGACCTGAAATATGCGACCCTTATGGCTGAATTTCTAGGTACCAAGCATACGAATATTATCGTCACGGAAGACGACTTTTTCAATGCTATTCCAGAAACCATTTACAATCTTGAAAGTTACGATACAACGTCGGTTCGTGCATCGGTTGGAAATATTATGGTTTGCAAAGAAATTAGTAAACGCAGTCAAGCCAAAGTCATATTTAACGGAGATGGGTCAGATGAAGTAACTGGTGGATACTTGTACATGAAAAAGTGTCCAGACGCATACGAATTTGACAAAGAGTGCAGACGGCTAGTTCAAAACATTCACCTATTTGATGCTCTGAGAAGTGACCGCGGACCTTCTACAAATGGGTTGGAAGCAAGAACTCCTTTTTTGGACCCGGAATTTGTAGATTGGTACCTTATGTTGCCCCCTGAAATTAGGTTTACACCTCATTGTGAAAAGTTACTCTTGAGAAAAGCGTTTGAACAATATTTGCCGCCGAGTATTGCCAACCGAACCAAAGAAGCGTTTAGCGACGGTGTTAGTTCTGCCAAACGGTCATGGTACCAAATCATTCAAGAAAAAATTCCGGAGATAGGAAATATGGACACGAACATGTTCAATCCTCCTTCTACACCGGAACAGAGATATTATCGAATGATTTTCGAGAAACATTATTCAAACATGTCCAATGTAGTTCCTTACATGTGGATGCCTAAATACACCACCAGTAAGGATTGTAGTGCACGAACCCTTGAACATTATTAACTATCTTCATCATCCCATTGATTTCTAGACCCTTGTTGTGCATCTGGAAACATATCATCCAATGCTTGTATTCCTGACGGTATTTTAGTTTGTACAGGTTCATGTACAACATATTGCAGATATGATTTATAATCATATCTACTTTTTTCTTTTTTTATTGCATCTTTTATAACTTCAGGTATAATGAATTTATATTTAGGATGCATTTTAGTAGGTTCAGACAACATGTGTAATTTAGTGGGTTCGTACGATTTTAAAAATGTTGATAATGGCATGACTAAATGTTGTTGCGAATCGATTGCATATAAATTTCCATTTTTTGAACAAAAGACAGCAAAATAATGTCCCCATAATCTACCATCTTCGAGTGTACCATTTTCACAATATCCTAATGTTGCTTCTCCTGGTTTTAAATATGTTTTTACAGCCTCTTCGTTTTCATAAATTTCAAATTTATGTCCTGGACCATAGGTTTCATTTACCATATCTTCTACTACATCATGGGAAACACCTTCAGGTCGAATACGTTGTAAAAATCGTGAAGTACGTTCTGTCATGTATCCCAAACTATACATTGCACAGGCTAAACAATTATTTTTGTGTACATATTTTCCGGTTAATGGTCGATTGGTTCCTGCGTCTATATTTTCTTGATAATCGTAACGTACTTTGTGTCCACCTTTTTTTCTCGTTTTATTTTTTATTTTTGTTTTCATATATTTATCAAATATAGTAGTCTGGAAATGTTACTAATTGTCAACAAATGGGTAAAAAAGTATAGATAAACTTATAGAGGACACAAGATTATATGAATTTCGAAAAAAAGAACATGCAAATATTGCTAAATATCCTTTAAGTAAACCTTACCCAGAAACCAGAGGTAATGTAAAATAGGATATAAAGAAGGTATAATCCATTTGGAGGTAGGCGTTCTAGACGCAGAAATCGCAAATCGCGGCGTTAAATATTTAGACAACCTAAATATTAAATAGTAATCCTATTTAATATATATGGATTTGGACATTGAACATTATTCGTTACAAGAATTATTAACATTATTCAAATTGGATGAAAATTTTACTCAAGCCGAATTCAAAGATGCGCGACGCATCGTACATGCTCTTCATCCTGATAAATGTGACAAAGAAATCAAATATTATCTTTTTTTTAAAAAAGCCTATGAATTGTTGGAATCCGTGAATTCTTTCAAACACAAGATAGAAACCAATGTAGATGCTCATCTTACGTTTGACGAAATTATAGATGGAATGGCCGACCATGATAAAAAACAAATTGTAGATTCGTTATCGGTCAATCCCAATTTCAACAAGGATTTCAACTTATTGTTTGAAAAGTATTATTTGAAAGAAGAAGATACTGGTTATGGCGACTGGTTAAAATCCAACGATGATATGAACACTACTTATGCAGACCGTAAAAAACAATCGAGGTCTATTATGGTGAATATTATTGAATCCACATCAAAAAATAATTATTATACAGATTTGAAAAGTGCCTATACGGTAAACAGCGTGTTAGGCGTATCCGAAGAAGATTATGTGCAACGTCATAAAAATATTCAAGAGTTGAAGAGAGAGAGGGATACGCAAAATATTACCCCTCTCACTACAGAAGAAGCTAACCAACAATTGGCTGCGAAAGAAGAAGAAGAAAATAAATGGGCGACACAGCAAGCTTTCCGGTATGTAAAGCAAACTGAAAAAAATAAGACTCAGCAAAAATCATTTTGGAGTCACATGTTGACACTCAAACATTAATTTAAAGAGTAGTATACTGTATTACTATGAACCCTATTGTAGCGATTGCTGTATTTACAAATGACATTGCTGGATGTGTTAAATTTACAGAACAAGAGGATAGAGTTCGTATTGATGTAAACGTTACCGGATTAAAACCAAATTCATTACACGGTTTTCATGTACATGAAGCGGGTGATTTGACAGATAAGTGTACAAGCATGTGTGCTCATTTTAATCCTTTCAATGAAACCCATGGTGGGCCTGATTCGAGACATCGACATGTGGGTGATTTAGGAAATTTGCAAGCTAATAAAAAAGGTGAAGCCAAATATTACTATTATGATGATGTAATCAAGTTGCGTGGTTTTAAAAGAAATATTATTGGGAGAGGATTAATTATTCACGAAGATGAAGATGATTGTGGAAAAGGGGGTAATGAGGAGAGTTTGAAAACGGGAAATGCAGGTAAACGTATCGCATGTGCGGTTATCGGATATGCCAAAGATAATTTTCCAAAAAAATAATAATTGTGTATATAATGCATATTGTAGATTTTAATGGAAATAGAGTTAATATAGAACATATAGAAAATGATGAACAAAAATTAGCACAACAATATATATTAGAAAATGATATTGTGTTAGAATTAGGAGCTCGGTATGGATCTGTATCATGTACAATTAATTTTAAATTAAATAATAAACAGAATCAAGTTGTAGTGGAACCTGATAGTAGAGTATGGAATGCATTGGAACAAAATAAAAAAAGCAATGGTTGTGAATTTCATATTGTTGAAGGATTTATTAGTAATAAAAAATTAGATTTAACTAATCTACATGTTTGTTTAGATGGTTATGGTGCTACATTTATAGAAAATGACAATACAATCATACCATCTTATTCGTTAGATGAAATAAAAAACAAATACAATTTAAATTTTAATGTTCTTGTAGCAGATTGTGAAGGATTTTTAGAAGTATTTTTTGATGAAAATCCAAATTTTTATGATCAATTACGATTAATTATATTTGAAGCAGATTATTCTGAAAAATGTAATTATAATAAAATTAAGAATACATTATTTGAAAAAAAATTTAATAAAATATTAGAAGGACATCAAAACGTTTGGATAAAA